CGCGAGGCTGGCGCTTCTCATCGACGGCGCTCCATGAAGGTGAAGCCGGCGCCGCTGGTGATCATGCCGGTGGCTGCCCCCGGCTTGAAGCTGCCGGGCATGATGAAGCCGCGACAGGCGGGCTTGACCAGTATGACGGAAAGCCCCGTCGTGAGGCCGGGCGGCAGATGGGGGAACACCTCGAACTCCGGCGTCAACCCGTCGCCATCGGCGGCGACCGTTTCCGAGACTTCGAAGAAGAAGTTGCGTGTGGGGCTGCTCGAATAGACGATCTGGCCCTTGTCTCCGATGGTGAGCACGTAGCCCGCCGGCAGGCCGGAGAGCCGCAGAGACCTGTTGCCGGAGCCGATCGCGTCGATGACCACAGCCGCTTCGCCGAGGATGACGCCGGCAGGATCGGCCTGCGGGAACTTGGAAAGCGGATCGAACAGCAGGAACGATTCCTGCGCGCCGTAGAGCTTCCTGATCCTCGCCGCGATCTGCTTCACCGCGTCGTGGTAGGCCGGCACCAGCGTTACACGGCCGGTCCAGAGCGGATCAGCCAGCTCGGCCTGCCAGACGCGGGCATCGCCCGTGCCGGAGAGCTCGTCGTTGCGCTGCACATCCCACTCGACCTCCTCGATGACGAACAGGTCGGCCAGGGATGCCAGCGAGAGCGGATAGGTGAACGCCATCACCGCCGCCTCGGGTGCTGCTGAATGGCTTGAACACGATCCGGCATGCGCCGATCGTAATCTTCCACGATCTGAACAGTGTCCTGCCGGGCCCCGTCCCGAGCTTCGCCCACGAGTTCAGCGCGCCAACCCTCAGGCATGATGAGGCGAATCGAGACATTACTGTTCGCGGCCGCCGGAGAGTTCGCGTCCCCGGCCTGCTGCCGCAGGTGGTTCATGTCACGCGAAACGATCTCGCCCCGCCGCAGGATGGCGGGAATCTCGTCGCCGGCGATGCCACCATTGTGGAAGCGCGGGGCGTTCAGGAAGATCGAAGGATCGGCCATGCGCATGGCGGTCGATTGCCCGACGACACCGCCCGAGTGGTAGAGGCCCACTCCGACACGTGGAGCCGTTGATCCCCCGCCAAAAAGCCAGCTGAGACCTTTCGCGATCAGCCCGCCAATTCCGCCACTGCTGCCTCCGCCTGCGCTGTTGACCTGAAACAGCGCATCGACCACGTCGTTCAGCAGCTTATCGACGATCTTGTCGAGCACGTTCAGCGCAGCCTGCCCGAAGCTCTCCCAGAACGACTTGCCTTGCTCCAAGCCGGAGCGAAGGTCGGAGACGAAACCCTTGACCGTCGACTTGGCGAAGTCGAGCGCTTCCTTCGTCTTCTTATAGGCGATCTCTGCAGCGGCCATTGCCGAGCCTAGCCCCATGAGTTCCGCCGTCTGTTTCGCTGTAAGTTTGATGCCGGCGTCCTGGGCTTTGTTCAGCAACTCGGCCTGACGTTCCAATTGCGCCGCAGCCTCGTCGCTGAGGAATAGTGCGCCCGTCTGACGCTTGAACGCCTCCGTGGCTTGGTTGGCGTCGCGAACAATGTCTTGGTATCGCTTCGCAAGGCGCTCGGCTTCCGACTTTCCGCCTTTGGCGATCCGACCTTCGGAGGTCTTCACACTTTCGGCGAAGGTCACCTTCAGCGCATCCTCCAGCGACTTGGTTGCGATCTCGGTCAGCGTGATGTTGGACCTCAGCTCCTTCACCCGATCAGAAAGGGGACTGTTCTCCAGAACTTCTCTCGTTCGATCCAGCCCGGTGATGTCATCTGGGAGCCGAACGAACGGCACGCTTCCGACACGAGGATCGGCGAAGCCCTGCCGCTCTAGGTCCATCCGGGTCTGAACGCCGTTAGGGCCGCCCAGAAAGCCGCTGGTCCAGTCGCCGACGCTGCCGCCGACATCCCGCTTAAGCCCGATACCTGCGATCGCCAGTTCGGCCTTCTGTGCCTCGATCGCTGCCTTCTGCCGCTTCAGCTCGAGTTCAAGCAGAGACTTCTTGGCGTTGAACTCAGCTTCGGTGTTCGCGATGATCGAGGCGCTTGCGAGCGACTGATCCTTCGCTGTGCCGCGTATCGCTTTGGCGTAGGCGTCAGTGAGCCGTTGAAGTTCATCGATCTTACCCCGCACGCTATCAAGCGGCTCAGCCTGCGCGGCAAGCGCAGCCGTTGTGGCGCTGACCGCCAGTTGGGCTTCGCGACCGTAGGAGGCGATCAGCTTGTAGGCGCCATACATCGCGCCGGCCGCAGCGATCCACGGGCCGGCTACACGCACGAGCCCGCCGAGGATTGCAGTCGCGTCACGCCACAGAGCATTGAGGCCGCCCTGCATCGCATAAAGTTGCGCGACCTGCGGCCCCTGCTGCATGAGCATCATCGCAGGATTTTGGCCAAGGGCCGTCATCTGGCCTATGTCCATCAGCTGATAGCCAAGGTTCTGACGCCGGAACCTGGCCATATCGTCGGTGGCGGCAAGGATGAATGTCCGCTGGGCCGCCGCAACCTCAGAGATCGCCGCCTTCCTGCCTTTCAAGGCAGCAATGCTTTGCAACGTGGCCTGGCGCTCACGCGTGATCGCCGCAGCCATTTCATTGGAGCTGATGGCGCCAACGGCGTGGGCCTGCCTGATCTCCCCTAGCACCGCCCGATATCGTGCAACCTCCGCGTAGAGCGGATTGAACTTCACCCGCAGACGATCGAGCTCCGCCCCATAGGCTGCAACATCGTCGGCGCGTGCCACGTGGGCCGCTGCCGAATAGCGCGCCTCGGCGGCCGTGAGCTGGGAGATCGCGGCGGCGTGGCGGCTTGCTGCCTTGGCCGCATTGTCATTTGCAGCGCGAGCGCGCTCCGTGGCGGCCGCCATGTTGTTGACGACGCTGACAGCAATATTGAAGTTCACGGTGAGCGATTTCGTCACCGTTTCTGCCTTCGATGTTGCCGACGTGAGCCCGTCCAGATCGGCAACGGCTTTCGCTACGGCGGCGGTATCGATCTTAAAGCCGAGAGGTGCGAGTGCCAATGGACTCTCCTACGGAAAGGCGGGTAGGTTCCCGTTGGGGCATCAACGGGAGGGGAAGATGGCTACTGATCCGGACGTCGTTACGCTGCTGAAAACACTCGGCGAGCAGAACATCGAGTGTCAGATGAAGATCGCAGCGCTGGAACTGTTCTGCGCGCTTCTCATTAAGGAGGCCGAAATTCACAGACCTGGGTACGTTGCCACGCTATCCCCGGCGCTCATGGGATTTGCGGAGAGCCAAGCGATTCCCGCTTCTGCTGGCTTTTCTCAATGCGTAGAAGAAGTTCTTCGCTTTGCTGAAAAGATGATCGCAGCACCGCAAGGCGGGCCACGATCAGCGGTGTGATGGCGGCAAGGGCGGCGTCAATGTCATTGGGCCTTCGGTCCATAACCTTGCTCCTATCTCTGTCGTGAACTAGCTTCCCGCCCAAGGGAGACGAAGATGCGGGCATTGATTGGATTATTACTGCTGACGGCCAGCGCGGCTCATGCGCAAGACGACCCAAAACCGGCCTGCGCGGAAACAATCGTTGAGGCCGACCTCATGGCTTCTGAAGCCGACGCCTTCAAGAAGAAGGTCGAGACGTTTGCTATGAGCATCAACACGATCGGCTTCGGGCCGCAGCAGGTGACGGCTGTCGGCGAAGTCCGGCAGTTGCGTCATCAACTCCTTGCCGACCTTGAGGCGTATCGCCAGAAGGCCGAAGATTTAGCCTACGCCATGCGAGTCTGTGCACGGTAGGTAAGTGGGGCGACCCGAAGACCGCCCCACTTAATACGCCTGCCATAACCCGCCTTGCCTGTCCTTGCCTGACCGTGCAACGCCTCGCCAGCCAATCCCTGCCCCGCCTAGCCATGACGCGCCTAGCCATAACTGACCGCACCATGCCTGCCATGCCGTGCACCGACATGCCTCGCCTGGCCATACCTGACCAAGCCGCACCAGACCTTGCCTGCCCCGCCTGACCCGACCTCACCACCACATGCAACGCCTATCCCCGCCTGCCCTACCTTGATCCTCGCCAGCCGGACGGGCATCCGGCTCCGCGCATTCAGTGCTTTGCCGATCTCGGCAGGTGCTTGTCGACCTCGTCAATGACCTGAAATAGGTCGCTGAACTCCGACAAGTCCTTGTAGCGCCGCTTCCAGTCCTGCAACTCGCGCCAAGCCCGCTGGAGCACCATCTGCCGCGTCTTTTTCTGCGACATGGCGTGGCCAGCTTCGCGGTAGTGCGGCGCGCTCGGCTCGTTGATGTGAACGTACGCCTTAGCCCTCACCGCAGGCTTCTGCCGTTCCTCATCGACATAGATAGCCACGACAGACCGAATAAGGCCCCTCGCCTGCGCCAGCCGATGCTGATGCGCCGCCGCCGTGTCATCCCATTCGAAGAAGGAATGAAGCGGACTGTTGTCATGCTTGGCGTCGGCTAGAACGTCTTCGGGCGTCAGTTCCCCTTTGAACTGCCGGCGCAGCAACTCCAGATGCTCTCCGACCGCCTTGGCGTCCTTGCTGGCGCCCGGCTGGAACCGGGCACCCTCGCTGAACTCGAAACCCGCGATCCTCATGCCGCCTTCCGCGGCTGAGCGGCCTCCAGCTTCGCGATTTCGGACTCGGTCGCGACATGGAACATTCCGGACATGCCGTCCTTCTCGGGCCGCCACTCACCGACGCCGACCGCAAAGCCGGCGACGTTGAGGATGTTGAGTATCTGGCTTTCCGACAGGACGTTGCCGTTGTAGCGGACCAGAAGCCGCGCATACCAGTCGGCGAACTCGCCACGGTAGCGCAGATCGGCCGTGCCCATGCCGACCCTCACCATGTCCTCACGCATGGCCGGTTCCGTGCCCTCGATACGGACGAGGTTGTTCCTGGCCTTGGTGCCGTCGAACGCGCCCTTCACGTCCACGTCCTCGCCGAGAATGTGGAATGCCTGACGGGCGGCCACCTTCGTGATACCGGCGACCGACGTGCAGGCCGTGACGGCTGCGTTCTTGAAGCCGACGCTCGGGAAGCCGTAGCCATCGCCGAGGCGATACAGGGAGGCCTCGAAATCGGCCTTCGGGTCTTTCGCCTCCTTGGCGCCCTTCGCCTGCTTCATCTGCTTGCCGAGCATTTCCAGCTTGGCCTTTTGGCTCCAGGCGTGGACGATCAGCGGGCTATCGCCAACCACCGTGACTTCCATCAGCCGGATATCGAGCTTGGGCAGTTCGATGCCGACACTTTCCTTTTTCATTGCCATGTTCAGTCTCCATCGGCGTCCGGCCTGCCAAGCCCGGTAACGCACAGGGGTTCGCTTTCGCGAACGCCGGAGCCGATGAAGCTCGCCGTTCGCGTTACTTCCCCATGGCAGCGGGGAATTTGGTAGCTAGTTCAGGTGCTCGGGGGCGCGGATCACGCAGTCCGCGACGACGATCGCGCAAACCATGGTGTTGAAGTCCTCCACGCTCATGAAGTAGCCGTCGCCGTAGAGCTTGTTCTCATTGAACAGGCGCAACTTTCCCCGGCCGAAGGACTGAACACAGGTGAAGAACTTGCCGCCGTAGTGATCGGCGCAAAGATAAGTTCCTTCGCCCACATACACGTTTACCGGGCGCACGAAAGCAAAGTCACGCCCGCCACGCAAACGCGGCTCCATACCATCACCTAAGATGGGCTCAAGGCGTAGTTGGTCGGAGTAGATCGCCTCCGGCCCGAACTCTGGTGGGAACAAATCCCCTGTGATAGGGACGATATTAGCCATTCCTGATCTCCCTAGGATCGGGTTTCGGTTAGGGCTGCCTCGGTGGTGACACACCTTGGCGGCCCGACTTGTCTGTGATATCAAGATTACATGGTCAAGTCAACAACCGTGAAATCACAAATCCGAAAAAGGCCCGGACCGGCTCCAACCGGCAAGGGGACACCTGTTTTGGTCCGCCTCCAGCCAGACCTGCTCGACCCGCTCGACAAAGCCGCCGGCGATCTCAGCGAGACATCCCGCCCCGAAGCGATCCGCCGGATCATCCGCGATTGGTTGATCGGTCACGGGTACTTGAAGGCTTAGCCGAACATCGCTCTGAACATCCCCGGCGTAAGCGTGGGCAGGTCCCTGGCTTTCGGTTCTGGCGCCTTGCGCTCGATCCACCCGATCGTCTCGAACAGGTCAAGCCGGCCATCGTAGCCGGCCAGTATCGCGTTCACGTCCGCCGCGAGCGCCTGTCGCTCGGTCCAGCCGAGCCAGCCCATCGCGATCTCCGCGAGCCGGTCGTAGTATTCGACCAGCGTTACTCGCGCTTCTGAGGGTCCCCGTCTCCCTCCCCTCCGTCGTCGTCCAGCGGCCGGCCGCCATTGGCGAGAATGCCGAGGAACTTGATGACAGCCGGAGCCAGGTCGGAACACCCCGTGCGCCAGACGGCCTCCGCCACCTCCTTCACCGGCCTGTCCAGCCCGAGCGCGATGATGGAGGTGATCGCATCCAGGTCGAATTTTGAGACGGCTTCGACCGCGCCCATGATGCCGCCGGCCTGCCGCGAGATGGACTGCGCGGCCTTGAGCGTGGGGCGCAGCGTTACCGTATCCCCGTCGAGCGTGATCTCGACGTTGCCCGCACCGATCGATGACTTCTTGTTCATGACTGCTCCTACGCGTCGCCGGTGGTCGGGGCGACCGTGACGACATTCGAGTTCACTTCGATTGTCGAGTTCAGCGAGCGCACCGTGTTTGCCGAGCCGCCAGCCTGTTCCGCCGACATCACCAGGCCGACGAAATAGTTGATCGTGGGCGTCGGGTCGTCGCCTGCTGGCGCATCATCCCACTCGATCTTGAAGGGCCAGTTCAGGTTGCCATTGGCCGCCGCGATCAGCGCAGTCTGCCCGGCGTCGCTCGAATTGATGGCGAATACGTTCTGCATCTGGCCCGCGTTACGCGTGCCCTTCTGTTTGACGGTGCGGCCACGGCTGATCACGTCGGTGCTGATCAGGGCCGATGTGTCGCCGAGAGAGCCGGCCTGGGTCCAGTCCTTGATCTCGGTCCAGGTGGCGCCCGAGAAATCCGCGGCGTCGACGTCCTCGTCGGGAGCCGCCATTGCGGCCGTGCCGATGTAGATCTTGGCGCCGGCAACGGCGAAAAGATTGGCCATGTCGGCCTCCTGTGCTTTGAAGTGCCTTGCCGAAGGGCGGGGACGGCTAGGCCCAGGTCTCGTACTCGACGGAGACCGGGATCATCAGGTATGCGGCCTGCGGCTGCGCCGGCCCAATGCTTGGATACGAGGTCACGCGAACCGTAACGCCGTTCGACGAAAGCTTGAGGTCGGTCGGGAAGTGACCGGCCACGTCGCCAGCCACCTCAAGCCCGATCGCCAAATTCTGGTTCAGTTTCGCCATCACGCCGATCTGGAGGATGCCTCGGTAGTGGTGCGGGTCATTGGAGCCGATGAAGGCGCGCAAGACACGGTTCGGGATATGGTCGACCCGGAGATATGGTTCCGCCGTCGGCGCGAACGCTTCATTCGGCCACGAGACAGGATGGACTGGCGAAAGCACAAGGCTCTCCACCCTGCCTCGCAGCGCGAGCCAAATCGACGTCTCGACGGTGGGTGTAGCCATCAGACGGGCCTGACCTCGTTCTGGAGCCGGGCGACGATCGATGCCCAGTTCTGCGCGGCGGTGCGAACGAACGCATAGGCCGGCTGGTTATAGGTTCGCCCGAGGCTGTCCTGACCGGTGAAGCCGTATTCCAGCCGCATCGAGTAGGCCATCCCATAGGATCCTGTGATGGTATCGCCGAGCTCCATGCCGGCGATCTGGAGCGCGATCTCGGCTCCGTTCCATGCCGGCGCCTCGCCATCAGGAGCCTTGCGGGTGGGCAGTTGCGGCTCGCCGTTGAGCACGATCTGGAACGAGGCGATGTGCCAGCCCTGATCGATGCGGTTCAGCCCACCGTTGAAATGCGTCGTCTGCATCTCGATGGTGAGTTCCTGGACGGCCTGTTTGACTAGCGCCTCAAGCAACCCCTCCGTCTCGTGGACCCACGCCTCAACAACGGCCGTTGCGCCTTCAGCCACGGCGGCGAAACCTCGCGAGGAAGTCGATGGTGATGTCCATGCGGCAACGGCAATTCACTCGCTCCGAAGCCGGCGCGTCGGGATCGTGTGGATACCGCAGCGTCGCGCCAGACGGGCTCTGGAACGTGCCCAAGAAGCCCACCGCCTGCCCGTTCATGGCCATGTGCGTGTGCCGGGTACGACCGTCGCCAACAGCTATCCACTTCTTCTGCAGATCGGCCTCACGCACGGCTCCCTTGTCGATCGCCTGGCGATAGGCCTCCATCTGCGCCTCGTTGAACGCGGCCATGCCTTCGGTGCGCGCGACCGTCGTGCCGCGAAGTTCAAGAAGGCGATCGCTGTAGCGAGCCACCATCCGGTCGACCGTCTCCACCGGCAACGGCTTCTCGTCACGGATCGCCTTTGCAATCGTCCGGTCGAACCGCCTGTCGCGCCGGCCCATGTCGAAGACCTTGCGCATCTTGGCAGGGTCGCCCGACGCCAACCGGTCGCGCATGCTGATGACATGCTCGGTCTGCTGGACCGTGAGACCGATCACACCGCCTTCCCGGCGCCCCGTCGCTCGATTGATCCGACCGGCAATGTCGAGGCCGACTCGGCGGACGCCTCTGCCCTGTGCGATGCCGTCAACGATTATAGTGCGCGCGGCTTCGCGGTCGATCTCGACCATGCGAGAGGCCAGCGCATGCTCCTGCACCCATTGGACCGCTCGGTACGCCTGCGCATCGAACCTGATGACTGCCTTCGCTCCATTCGGATCGCGCAGCGTCGGCATGCCATTTACCGTTGCCTGCCCGCCGCCGCTGTATGCGCGCCTGATCGCCTCATCCAAGGGGATGTAGACGGCCCGGTCCAGGTTCAGCGCATCCAGCGCGCCCTCGATGTCGCGGCGCTCCAGACGCTCGATGACGACGCGAAGCGCAACGCCTGAGCGCAGATCGGCCACAGCATCGAGAAAGGCCTTTCGGATGATCGGCTCAAACTCGGAGAGAACCGCCTCAAATCTTTCACGAGCTGAGAGACGCTTCAGCATTTGCTAACACCTAACTGGTGGAGCATAATTCCCCGGCGGTAGAGGGAAATGCCATGGGCGACGAAATCAAGATCACGTTCCAATGCAAAAGCTGCGGGGGAACGGTTCTGGACCTTCCTGACGACTACAACGAAAACTCGATTGCGAAATGCAAATCATGCGGAACCGAGTTCGGTACCTGGGGCGCGATCAGGGCTAGGGGCATTGAAGCCGCCAAGGATGAAATCCATCAGAAATTCAAAGACGCCTTCAAAGGTTTGAAGGGCTGGAAAGTTAGGTAGCACACCACGCCTTCCACGCCACAATCGTTCCGGCCGGCGGGATGGGTGTCAGGTTCGTGATGGCGCGCTCGGCGCCGTCGATGACCAGCTTGTCGGTGATCGCCGGCACCACCGCCAGCGCCGCGAACGTCACCATGTCGCCGGTCTCCACGATCAGGACGCCGTTCTCGTAGCGCTGGTGAAGGCGCTTGACCGTCGCCTTGAGGGTGTAGGTGGTCGCCGCCTCGGTCGGCGCGTCCCACGGGTTCTCGCCCGGCGTCGTGGTGACGCGCTTCAGCGCGACCACGCCCTGCGCGAACTCGCCCAACAGGTCGTCGGCAACGCCCTTCATTTCATCGTAGAATGTCACGCCCGCTCGACTTTCCCGAAAAGGACCGGCCCGCGCTGGATCGCCAGCAGTCCGGACAGGATGTCGTCAATCACGGTAGCGACCGGCCGCTGTTCGCCGACCGTGCCTGTTCCGATTGCATACTCGACGCCAATGTCACCGACCTTCGCCGACTTCTTGATCTTGCCGGGCGTCACATCGGGCGACAGGCTGCCCGGCGACGCCTTCTCGCGGATTGCTGCCTCGCAGCACGCATCGATGATCTCTTGGGGGATTTCATCGCTCTCGATGTATTCGGGCGGCACCTGGCGGTCATAGGCATTGATGCGGGGCCATTCGAGCGCCTGGGCACGTCCGTTGGTCTTGCGACCGGGGAAGCTGCTGCGATAGCGCCCGTCGAGCCAGACGGTGCCTCTACGTGCCGCCGCTTCGGCATCTGCCGCGTTGGTTCCGCCAGTGATGACGAACGTCAGGCCGCGCGCCGTGGCATAGGCAGCGATTTCGGCTATGGCCGCATAGGATTCGCTGCCGCTCGCGCCAGAACCTGTTTCGACGACCAACGCCATAGTGCATCCTCAATTCAGGAGGGTTGGTTCAAACGCCGAAAGGTCGATAGTGAACCATTGCCCCGATAGGTTGGGGCCTGCCACGGCAACAACGGCCTCGTCAGCCGTGCACTCATCCCCAAAGCAGTCCAGCCAAAGGGCGACGGCGATTTGCTCGCCATTGTCGAGGATAGCGACCGCATCGCCGCGATTGACCGCCTCGACGTCATTGCTCACGCACCAGCCTCGTCGATGCGCTTGCGCAGTTCCGCAGCATCCCAGCCGCCGAACGCCTTCTTGCCGAACCTGGCGGAGTATTCGGCGCGAAGGGCCTTCAGTTCGTCATCGGCCGGCGGCTTGAGCGAACCGCCCTTCTTGCCATTCCCATCGTGATCGAGAGGGTCCGCGGGGACAGGCTTGCCATCGGCGTCGACAACGACGAATGCAGCGGGGTCGGCTTCATACTTCGCCTTGTCGATGAAATGCCAGCCACGGCTGCCATCGCGAGCAACACGGACGGTTCCTTCGGGTGTTGCGGTCATCGTGACGGTTCCTTCGGGTGTTGCGGTCATCGTGACGGTTCCTTCGGGTG